AGGTTCGGGTGTGAATGTGCCATTCGATGTGTCACCGCACCGATAAAGCAAGAGTGGTGAAGTCTGCCATCCTTGACCAACTTTAACCAAGCATTAGTTCCTTGGGATAACATTCCTAGTTTCTTTTGTATGACCAAAATTTCTAAGAATACCAATGCCTCTTCTGTTCCTATTTCTTTGAGCACTGTCTCATCAATGACTGGCTTACCAGTCGGTGTGAGTTTGGTAGGTGTCCAACCTTGAAAGGTCTTGAACCACCATGCAATATGCTCTCGACTACTAGGGTTGAAATCCTTTAGCCTTTGCATTTCTGCACCAGCTACGTAGCCTTGTTTTTGGTTGTCCCTTCTAGGCGTAAACAGGTTTCCTGGCACATAAGTACAAATACTTTCTGCCTGTGACCTGAGCTTTTCTAGTCTAGTAAGGAGTGTGTTCTCTAGTTCTTGTGCCCTACGGACATCAAACGGCCATCCTGTGGTCTTTTGTTGACTCATCAGGTCTGCTATCTGATGTTCTAAGACAACGCTTTCAGCGATTTTTGAAAATGTGTCCATAGTTTAGCTAAGATAGCAACGTCTTTTTTACAGTAGTCCTGCATTTCCTGTGACCATTCTTTCCAGTCTGTGGTCTTTCCAAAGTCGTCTTTGAAATGACGTAGCCTGTAGCCATATGCTTCAAGACTATGCGAACCATACAAACGTGCTGGCATCATGGCCCACTTACGTCTGAGGTCTATGTCTAGCATGTCAGGGTGAAAGAATCTACTGAGTATCAGTGTGTCCCATGTTGTATTTTGGAAGAACGGATAGTGCTTCTTAATCTCAGGGATGTCGAACATGATACCATTGTGTGATACAAGGTTGTCTGCATCATTCAAAGCACATACACCATTTACAACACTGTTAGTAAGTGTTTGGTCGTTGTACTCCATGACCTGTCCTGTATCTAAATCTTGTGTGACAATACAATGTATACAGCTGGAGTCGATACCATCTGTTTCTATGTCAAAAGCAAGATTAACCGAAGTCTGTGGTCGGGTCGAAGTCGGGCGTAACTTCATTTTCTTCAAAGGTGCATGTGTCAAGGTGGTAAATTAATTCGTTGGCGATACCAACTTCCCCAGAATGACGATTCTTGAGGACTCTAACAGTCGTAGAATTTCGTTTGCTTGGATCCTGTTGATCCCGTTCAAGGGCAATAACTGTGTCAGATAACTGTGCAATCGCAGCAGATCCTCGCAGTTGTCCAAGAGTAATACGGGCTCCTTCCTCATGGTTTTGATCTGATTGTGTACGTCTGAGGTGCGATACTAGAAACAAGACTATGCCAGTGCGTTCAACAAGTGAGCGTAACTTGGTCATTGTCACGTCTATCATACGTCTCTCATCTCCCTCCAATCCACTCAACAAAATACTGAGGTGATCGAGGAATATAACACGACATTCCAATCCACAGGCAAGGTATTCGATCCGACTGTAAATTGTGTCAGGATCATAGCTGCCAAAGCCATCGAACAGAAAAAGATTCCAATTAGAAATAGTACTGTTATAGGCGTGTTCGAGTTCTTTTCGTTCATATTCTCCAAGGTGATAAGACCTACCCAACGAGGCAGACATCAATCCTAGAGCCGTCCTACGGTTAGATTCTTCAAGTGCCAAGTAACCGACCCGCTCTCCTCTGTTGAGAAGATGACTTGCAAGACTCCTACAGAACGAGGATTTTCCTGTACCAGATCCTGCAGTAATGGTGACAAGTTCTCCGTACCGTATACCGTGCAACTTTCGCTGTAGTCCTTGAAATGGGTAGTCATGATCGGCGGGGGGTGTAGGTGTAGTGATTAATTCAAGTAAAGTTTTGGCATCTACGATACCGTCTGGTCTATATGTTTTGGCATCCCAGATTGCTCGTCTGATTGCCTCCGCATCGCCAGCTTGCAGTGCATCAGAAGCATCTTTATACTTCTCAAGCCTTGCAATTTTTGCTTTTCCTGGCGGTAGCAGTTCTGCACATTCTTGTGCTGCCTGTCTACCTGCCTCATCATTATCAAAGAATAAAACAATCTCTTCATAGTTTTGGAGAAGATCTAGAACCCTCTGTAACGCTTTCTTTGCAGCCTTTGCACCATTTGGTATGGATACATGAGGCCATTTGGGTTGTGCTTCCCATCCAGAGGCTGCATCGAGCTCTCCTTCGTATATGGTAAGCCTTGTACCCTTATCTGGGAATAAATTTTGCCCAAAAAGTTGATGGTCGGTGTTGTTACCCTCCATCCAGAAGCCTTTGTCCTTTGTTTTGACTTTTGCAGCACATATTTGACCTTTTTTGTCAAAATAGTGCATGCGTAGAGTGTCTCCGTCCTTGTGAATACGGTATTTACGACAGGTTTCTTCTGATAAACCTCTTTTCCTTAGTTTAGTAGGTATACCTTGTAGCATAATTGGTTTTTGCGGTCTTTCACAATCATCACTTGGCTGCCCGCTATCAAAGTGGTTACATACAAAACAATAAGTATGTCCATCAGAATATACGGAATTACCGTCTGACGAACCACAGCTAGGACAGCTGGTGTGATATAGGAAGGTTGATTCATCTGAGCCAGTCAACTGGGATTGCATAATGTACACACCAAGGGAATCCATTTTTCTCAGCCCACATCGCATACGATGTTTTGGAGTGTTTGGATATTTTAGTTAATGGGTTTTGAAAGATGAACCGAATGTCTAACTCAGGGTTAGCTTTTTTTACAGCTTTCATCTTACGTCTTTGATCGGATGGAAAGTAGCCTTTAGCTTCGAGGTACACATCCCCAACTTTAAAATCAGGGATGTATTTAGCCTCTATGGTATACGAAATCTTTTCGGATTCGTATTCATACTGAACGTCAAGTTCCTCAAACAATTCTACTATCTGTTCCTCTAGGTGGCTACGCATTAGAAGTCATCGTCAGGTTCTACAGAGCAAGGACTTGCATCTACGTTAGGATCTTCGACCTTGAAACCTTTTGTCTCACCGAACAGCTCTGCTGCTGCTTCTGGCGTAAGGTCACCAGTATCTACGACACCAGCTCCACTGTTGAGACTAACAACTTGTACAGCTTTCAGTTTTAGTGATGTACCTATGTCTCCAGCTGGAAGTATGTATGGCTTCTGAAAGAAAGCTAACTTAACTTTACTACCGCTGTAGACAGGGGTTTCTATATCTTCTATCTTTGTACCTTCTGTATCAACTACAACAGGAAAGAACTTATCACCGTCCTTCCATGTAAATCTGAGCTGATACGTACCCTTCTGGGTCTGTAGCTCCTCCCAAGGCTCAGGCTTGACTGTTACCCTTCTAGGGTTCTTAGCCTTGCTTCTAGCCCATTCTAGAGCTGACTCACGCTCCTCTTCGAGATCCTTAATAAGTTTCTCATCGACAAGAGCTGCGAGCTTGTAGCCCCACTCGCCAGGTTTTAGTATTGCTTGATACCCTTCAAGTGTTACTGGGTTTGGTGTAACGTGTGTGTGCATGTTAACAAAAGAAATAGGTGGAATTGGATACAACCTTTGGGTCTAGTGTCCCAACGATTGGTGGCGGTTCTGAGGCGTTGATCGTCTCTGCAAATTCTGAGAGCCAACACTTCTCGGAAAAGATATTGGTGTAGGTTTCTCGCACAAGGCGATTGAGTGTTCCCATGTCTCCTGCTCTGCAAAGAACAGAGTCATGGATAACTGTGAATGGTTCATCAAACTGTGTAAATGATCTGTGAAGGATCGAAGCATCGAATGAATGAATGTAGTTTGGGGCAGTGCTAGACTTATGCTTTGTAGGACTAGGGGTAGACTTACCTGTTGGTAATCTGACTCTTGTACGTCCTAACAACTGCAGCTCCATCTGTTCTGTCTCAATGTTATCTCTGCGTTGATTAACTATGAATCCAGACGGCGTGACCCACTGAACTTCTTTAGCACCATTTCTGATGTAAAGTCCGACATGCTTCTTTATCCATCGCATCACTTGCATTGGCCCTGGCACTATGGTGTCCATACTTTGATAGACAGCATTAACGATCTGAGTTAGCTCGTCAGTTGTAGGGTCAATTTTCTTTTCAAGCAACGCTTCACGTATGTACTTGCGACTACTATCTTTAGTAGCATTGTATGGTATGGTCATCACTGTGCGTTTGCACACAGACCTGTCCATCCAATGGTGCATGTAGCTTGGGAGAAACTCTTTAGCCTTATCTGCTACCGCCTTGTAAGCGTCACTAGGTTTAGAACTAGGGACTACATTTACAAGTTCAGCAGTGCTACGATCTTTGGCTAGTCCTGCTAGGATTTGTAAACCTGAGCAAGTTGCATCAACTGCAACCATAAGACCAGTAGTTGCTTTATCTTTCTTGATGCAGCAATGGTAGTATTCATGACACGCAGCCATAAATTGCCAAGGCTCATCAACTGCTTCCCACTCAGACAAGTATCTGATAGGGTCAGTAGCTACTTTGGTGATGAGTTCTGTGTTATCAGACACCCATTGATGTCTGTCCTCTAGCGTACTCTTATCCAGCCCAAACGTAGTAGCCACCTGGAATGATAGCCATAGTTCTGCTTCATCTGTTACGCTAGACTCATCAGCAAACCTTAGTAATGCTTTACCAAAGTCTGTGTCTTGAGGTGTTAGAAAAGCTGGGATAGGGTATGCTCTACCTCTGTAGTCGTAAGACCAACAAAGATGAAAGACATCATCCTTAAACTTCTCAGCAGCCTCCATTTGAGTTCTTGTTCTGACTGATCTTTTGAAATTGATACGGTCAGCATTGTGTGCCTCTGCCATAGCACGTCTCCATGCTAGGTTGGCATCAGGATTGTCGTCAGCATTTGGTGGACGAGGTGGTTTGAAAGCAGGACTTATAGGTATAAACTTACCTACTATTCTACCTCTCAACCTCATCTCTACTGCTACTTGCAGTATGTGACTGTTAACACGGTACTTGACCCTTTGCAACTTGTTTAAAAAGTTAATTGGTGTCTCTCCGTGTATTATGAGGGGGTTGCCCTTTCTAGTCAGGTCATGACCCTTCATCATACGGTTGGTAAGGTATCCACCGTAGATAATTTCGTTGTTCTCATTGTAACCCCAGTCGTCTGGAACTACCAGCATAGGCCAAGGTATACCAGCGAACAACTCAGCTGATTTGATTAGTTCAGCTCGTTTGGTGTTGAACTCAGGAGTTGGTACAACCCTGTATTCGTAACGCTTTCGGTGGGTCTTACGTTTGCTTATGGTAAACCATTGTGTAGTCTCCATAACTATAGACAGCCCCCATCTACCAATAGATGTCTTGGCTTTAATACTCCAAGGCTTCCATCGTATGTTACGTTCACCGAACTTTTTACTTGCAATAATTTGTTTCTGCATCGTGCCACAAGCATCATGAAAATACTTGTCACTGATATAGTGCATAAGTCCTGGGTATTTATGCTTATACCATCTGAACTTACACTCTGACTCAAGTGCAGAACCAATAGCTACAAGTGTGGGTGTCACTAAGTTTGCCCCTCTTTGTGTACTGAAAACCCTATCAAAAGTTATCTTCAGTATGATTGTTGAGATAGCTATAGGTTCAAGATCATCTACATATTCTGAGATTTCTCTGTAGAACTTACCAGCTTGACCGTTCTTTAATTTATGAAAGGTCGTCTCAACTGTGTGCATCAAAGGAGGTAATGCCTCTCTGATTGATGACACCCCGTACACGCTTGCGGAAGCGTAGGATTTCTCTTCTAATTTCTGCATGGAGTCGTGCAGCCTTTGTCTCCCACAGCTGATCGCTTCCTGTTCGAGAAGAAACTGTCTGTGTAGGTTTGTATGCGTCACCATAAGCTAGAAAGAGAGAGTATTCGTAGTCATCAAGTCGATCAATTTGTCGTTGGGTCAGGTTAGATGTCATAGGATTTGCACTGTTGTTCGTATGGAAATACTTTACAGTACTCCTCCATACTGTTGAATGTACGCCAGTTTGGTAGGTAAAAACCTAACTCAAACTCTGGGTTGCGTTTAGTAATTAGCAGCCCTTGAGCTGCCAGAATTACCATTAGGTTGTCAATGATAGGAGGGCCACAGGGATCTATTTCTAGCATCACCTCGCCTGTATCATCGTTGATGTAGTAACCGAGTCTGTCAAGAATCTCGGATAGGTCACATGGGTTCATGGGATTTCGGTTTGGGTATCCATTACAGCATTGCCTGTCATGACTATGTAGTCGTCATCATTCATGAGTAGACCTTTCATGTAACGCTTTGCTGCATTGGCTTGGCGGTAGGCTCGTTCCTGTATTGTGCCGTCTTGCTTTACAGCTCGAACAACACAT